ACCATTTTGTTTTAATACGGTATTAATCCATCCGCCATCAAACATTTCAATTGCATTAGATGCATTTCCATTGATAGATATAGTACCATATGTTCCAGACACGAAATCTATAGTAACATCATTACCATCAATTGTATATAAATGCATTGTGTTTGGAACTGCTGGATTTGCTACTACATCATCCGTACGGAATCTAAGTTCTACTGATTGAATAGGTTCTGTATAATTAACTGTTACTGTACCGGCGGTATTATTTATTAAATCGAGAGAATAATCAAAATTTAATTTTTTATACTCAGGTATTCTGTTGATTCTTGGACCACCATATTCTTTGATAGTTATTATTGATTCTGGAATTCCGTAACATGATAACAATGCTTTAATGCTACGAGCAGTACCTTTTGTTTTCAATAACCCAGGCAAGTTATTAACAATTCGTCGCCATGATGAATATGTAATATCTCGTGCAGACAATGAATCTCCAGTAACTGAATTTGATCCGGTAATCGGTGTTCCAGATTCATCAGTACCAAACAAATATTCCCACAATTGTTTGTCTTGTTTTCCATCAACTAAATTCCAACCAAACTGTTTAGCTACTGAATATAACAATTCGTTTGGCATTCCTAATTTAGGATTTTCATCTCTTCGATTAATTTGTCGCATATTATTAATATACGTGTATAATAAATCGTAATGGTGACCTAACATGTTCACAAATGTATACAAGTTAATATACTTTGATTCATATGTTATGTATTGTGGTAACATGTTAACTAATGCATTGAAATTAAATGAATCATATATTTCTGCATTACTCAACAATGAATCATACCAAGTATTGAATTGCGATGATGTAGTTGATGCTAAAGTGTATGGTCTTGTTGAATTTGTTTTAGGTACCGGAGATATATAACTGCCGGTTAATTCTGCGACAACTGGTGCTTCATGTGGATATTCATTTGTGTATAACACCGAAGAAGACTCATAATATAAAAACTTTTCAAAATCATCAAAACCACTGATAACAGCAGTTTTTAAATCATTGAATTCAGTTGAATTTGCTGTAGCTACACTTCCGCTTAATTGAGATACTGCTAATGATTGTGAATTATAAAATTCTAATAATTCTAATTTATATTTAAAATTTTCAACACGTTCTGTTGCAGAACTATAAAATATAAAATTATTAAAATCAGTATAATCGATGTTTAGTTTGACACCAGATAAACTTCCAGAAAAATATGAATCTATAATTTGTTGAGATGTTTGTACAGATGATCCCAATAAATCAGACCATGTTTTAAATCCAGTTTCTGTAGATAAAGTTGTATCTCCTACTGCGTCCCAATTTGGACCAGATAATATATTATATTGTTTTTCTAGTTCTTGTGGAACGATTGAAATATGATCAGTATATGGCAATTTACGCTCTTCTACGACCCAGCATTTGAAATTCGGTTCATATGTATCGTCTAATGGATCTAATAGTTTTACATAAAGATATTCGCCTACTACAACGCTGTTAACAAATATAGCAGTTTTATTTTGACTGAAATTTAATAAATAAGTTTTATTAAAATAATTAGGGCCGGTAGGCCGTCCTGCTAAAGTTTGATTAACATTTTCTGCAAAAGACACGATTTGCTGAAGTGCCGTTTGATTTTCAGAATCAATTAATCTCAATTTTAATTCCGTTCTATCCGGAGAAATTTCTTCAATCTTTAAATATTGCTCTTCATAGCTACCAATTAGATTTTTAAAGAAATTAACTATAATAGTATAATTTCCTGTTTGTATATCTAAATCTCGTAGTTGTCTAGCAATATCAATAACTACTGGAGATGAATTGAATGTGTATTGTAATCCGGTACTATCAAAATATACAGGGGTAGTTGGCTCTAGATCAGTCCAATGATTTCCTGTTAGCCACGCATCCGAAGAATATAAATGAAGTTCGACTCGACTACCATCTGCATTTGTAGTGATTTCTGGTACATATGAATATCCAGCAGATTTAAATAAATTTTTTGTTGTAATTGGATATCGATCGGCAGATATTGCTAATCGGCTGTCTTGTATCTGGTCGCTATTTTTATATTGATTAAGCATTTAGTTCACCATATAAATCTGTATTCTGTGTAGCATCTGAAATAACCCAATATGATGCACCAGGTACTATAAATAATCCAGGTCCGGCACCTGTTGCGGCTACTTGGAACGTAGTACCACGATCGAATTCACTTCGGGGAACTGTTATGTCTACATCTAAAGACCTTTGTTCACCGGCTTCGATATTCTCTTCTGGAAAATATATTCCATTACCCGGACTCCAATTTCTTATTAATCCGGTATCCGGCTGCGTCCTAGCAAATGCAATATACATGTTACGATTAAATACATTTTGTGTGGTTGTAACATTTCTATTTTCTACTGTTATTCGCAGTCTGAATCGTAATGGTACATTTAAATCGGCTATTTGCTGAGTAACATAGTATTTATTTGTTTGAGGCTGTAATCCGACTTCTGCCACGCTAAATTCAATTCCGAATGGCTCTAAAGGACCATTACCCGGCATTTCATATGACTCGGCTGGGGTATATCTAGCAAACGCAATATCGTCAGAACCTAAATTTAAATCAATATTAGGAACTACGTCAGTAACAACTTCTCTCGTAGGGAACGTGAAATATCTAAATTGAGTATCAACAGAATTAATAACACTTCTTTTAGTGTATCTTTCCGTAACCGTTTCAATAACAAGTTTTTGATTATCTTCTTGACCAGAATACAAGATCATATTACCGTTATCATCGCGTTTGATTATATCCGGGTTATTTGATCGAGCTGTTATACCATTATTAATATAAAGATTAAAATCCGTCATTATCTAATTACTTTAAAATAATATTCATCGTCAATTCGTTGCTCGGTAAAACCATCTACAATTTTAAATTCTAAACGGTAATAGCGTTCCGGCATAAATCCATTCATATCTAGATAAATGAAATTACTAGTAGAATCGCAACTAACTTTATTATAAATATTATCAAAAGGAATTATGACTTCATCTGTAGCCGCATCTTTGATTGAGTAATATGTTGTTTCCGGCAAACGCTTTACTGTTTGCATTGGATAAAGATTTAAAGGAGATTTTCTAGGATATTTATCTCGGCCGTATACTCTAACCTTAACAATATCAGTATCACGATATTCTGCTTTTAATTTAGTATACATTGTATAAGATTCTAAATCTATTTCCGTTAATGTATTATCATATTCAGAATTATCCCAATACATGGTTAATTTAGGAACATAAATAGTATGAGTTTCACGACTAAAGAATCTGATATATCCTTGTTTATTATTATCAGCTTCATCAGCTTCAGAAAATTTCAACAAGAATCCGTTGTTTTCTATAGTTTTGCCGCCTGACCCAGATATCCATAATTGAACTGCTTCGGTAACATCCATATTGATATCAGTTGGTCTGTAAGAAAATGATTCTGATTCGTCAAGACCTGGCTGAAAGAAATATGATGAATTAAATGATGATGTATTAAATATACCCGAGCCACTTTGGTATAGCCATGACCCTCCTTCGCCAGACCCTGTAACATATAAAGAAGATCCGTTAATTTGTATGTCTTGACTTCCTGATATCCAATTGGAACCGCTTAACGGATAATTCCATGAAACACCATCAGTCGTAATAGGACTATCATTTTCAAACCCAGTACCATTAATCCATTCTTGTCCAACTACATTTGCATCGATAGTATACTCAGCCGGTAAATTTTTTGCATGGGTTGTATATAATTGTAAAACAAATTTACAGTTTTCTAACGCTACGTTATATTTAGCCAAAGTATCCGTGATTTCGGACATATCAAACTTTACAACAGATCTAGATTTCTGAAGTGTTTCTCCGTCAGTGCTTAAACGTTTTCCGACTTCCAATACTTCATCTATGCCGGTATTAATATTCGGCGCTGATTCATATAAAGTCGCATCTTTCTCTGCGTAAAATATTCTAAACATAATTATTACCTTATGATCCTGAACCTGTACTTATCATTAAGAAACTACCACTTCTCCATAATTGTCCGTTAACTGCTGGATCCGAAGTTGGTAACGATGCCGTATAAATAAATGCAGTTCCTTCTGAAATAAATGTATCTGTAACAGAAACATAATTAATTGAAGCTGATGTTGCAATTGCAGTTGACCCGGAAAGATATGAAGCCGAAATTGCGTTGCTAGCAGTTACCGAATATGAAGCAGATACCGCATTTAAAACATATGATGCAGTTTGTGCTGTTTCTACATATGATGCTGTCGATGCAGTTCCTGTTAAATTTCCAATTAAACTGCCTGTTATATTAACAGATCCAGATAAACTTAAGTTTTCTACTTCATTACCGGTTAAAACATCATATAAATCTGAAACAAAACTTGCAGAAATAAGTCCCCCAGCTGTTATCTGTGCTCTATTGTCAGATAATACACCCATTATTGTCCTTTTAATATAAATATAGTATTAGTAATTTACTACTCTACCTTTTATATCAGAATCGGGAAATTTCACTTCAAATATACTAGGATCTAAAGATGGATAGATAATACCATTCTTTGTAGCAGAAGATAAATCGTAGGCATTCCCGGAGTATCCCAAATCGGAATCAATTTTATTATTCATAATAACACCAACGACATTTTGCACTCCTTCGGTGTTTGCTATAACGTTAACTACTTCTGATTTTACAATCGGTTGATTAATTTGCCAACGATCAATATTAAAAAATTCTTTAACATTATTAATTGTTCGTAATAACACGTCATTGCTATTATAATTTGACTGTACCGTTATTTCAAATTCTACACCTATATTAATTATATATGCATCCTTTATATTAATTGCATCTGTTAGTATTCTATAATAATCTAGGTATGATTTTAAATTTTCTTTAACTGCTGGATTCAAAGCCGTTAACTGTTTAGATACATTATATCCTAAAACATACATGTTCATTGCTAGTGGATTCTGAACTCGTGCTTCAATTTGTTGTTGTTGTGAAATTTGATCATCTGGGACAATATATGCTTTTGCTACACTTCCAAATCTTGTTGGCATAGAATAAGATCGAACAATATAATCTTGCGCGGTTACAAGTCGATTCTGTGTAGCAAAATTACCTAATGCAGAATTTTTAATTTCATTAAGCGTTTCTTGAGATCTTGCTCCGGCAGCCGGATTTGGATTATTAACTGTTAAACTTCGTTTTACAAAATTCAGCATTCCTGTCGACTCTGAACTATTAATATTATCTAAAAATTTAACTTGACTAATTTCAGTCAACGTGTTTGCGTCTACATTATCAGCAACCCCGTTTCCAATTGTATATGTTACCGTTAATGTGGTATTAGCTGGAGCTTGACCATATGCTCTAGTATATAAAAAATTCGAAGGATCTATATCTACATCAATAGGTCTTCTGAATCCTGCTAATCCGTTGCCTACGTTATCCGGGTTAGGAATAATTTCTTCATCATTATTATCAGATATACCAGCACCAAATTGTATCTCAGTTTTATTATCAGATCTCAATCGTGTTACATATCGTTTCGATGTTTTTTTCAATTTCAACAGATTTGTAACCGATGATCTATACTGTGATAGATCCGGGTCATTCTCTACTAAATTTGGAACATCTTCAAAAACAGTATCTTGTGCTAAATACGGAACCTGATACCAATTATCACCATCTGACTCTTCAATACTTAATATGTCAATTACATTTAAATCAGGTAATACTATTTTATCATATGGTACTGGGCCATCAAATGAAAAAGTTGCTGTCTTAACTGTTCCGGAGGTAGCTCGAGCTGTTTTCTTAAGAAGATAATATATTGGTAAATTTGTAGTAGTATCGGCTTCATACACAGTTACTTCAGTTGGATCGAAAGAAGAGCTCGTTGTAAAGTCTACGTAGTCTAGAGTCCTAAATTCGGCAACTCCGTCTTGTTGCTTAACACGTAAACCAGGTTGAACTGTAACTGCATAATTATAATCTGGCCTAACATTATCACCAGTACCGATAGCCGGAACAATAATATATAAGTCTAAATTAGTTTGTGCTCCGGTAATATTTTTTGCATTGTAACCTAATGCTCGGGCTAGATCCAATACATTTGCTCTTTCTGAAGCGTGTTCTAATAATGACTCCTTAAGATTTGAATCAGAATAATAAGATAAAACGTCACCTACGTATGATGCCAATTCTATTAAAACCATCCCGGGCGATGATTCATTGAAATCTGTATATGAATTTGGGAAATATTGTTTTGTAAAATCAATTAAGTTTTTTTTGAAGTTAGAAAAATCTTTCCCTAAATATGATATATCTTTTGTCTGATTCATTATTATCCTTATTGTACTGTAATATTTTGACCGTTCGACTCAATAACAATAGGATCTCCACTAAAATCATTAACCGCCCATTCTATGGATATTGATAATGATAAATCTAATCCCGGGTCATCTTCAAATGTTTTTATTTCTATATTGGTAATTTCAATATACGGAAGCCAGATATTAATTGTTTCAGTTATATCCGTAATTATGAGTTGTTTTAACTGATCTGTTATAGGTTCAAATATATAACGAATTAAATTAGAACCAAATGTAGGATGATATACTCTTTCTCCTTCAACTGTCAATATCAAATTGATTAAATTTTCTTTTGCTTGATCAAACTTTGAATATATCGGAGGAAGTATACTAGTAGTTTTCGTAATCGAAGTACCTAGTACTACAGAATTTGAATTATCTTGTATATCTTTATTGGTTATATTTAATACAGTATATCCCATTATCTATTCTTTTTCGCATCAATAGCTTTCATTAAAGCACTATAATCACGTGTCATTGCTTTTGCAACCGCAGGATCAACACTCATGTTTTTGCCGGTTTCTGGATCTGTCATGACAGTTGGAGCATTCATTGACGGATGTATAGGCATACCCTGACGCATTTTTCGTTGAGCTCCAAAATTCATTGCATCAGCTGAAGTCATGGAAATGTCTTCTGTCATTAAGTCTGCATATGACGCGTTCATAGCAGTTGGCTGTTGCTCTCGTAAAGATTCGGTTTCATTTAAAATATCTGAAAATTTATTTTTTTCAAATTCAACTTTATTCTTTCTTGTTGCAGATCTAACTCCTGCCGGTTTATTAACATATGAAGCTGATTCTTTAATAGTTTCAGATTTCATTTCGTTGATTGTAGATTGTAACCCCTCTTGTAGTATTTCTGTTAGTTCTTCTTTAATAACTTCCCGAACTTGTTCTTTTACTACTTGCTTTAAAATTTTTAAAAACTTAGTCTGTTCCATAATAATAGTTTTATTTATTAATAAATATTTGTATTGATAATTTATGACCAAGAAACGTCAGAAGGTTTCGGGCCAAATATAACACCGGAAGTCGTATTAATATAATAATCTCCAGATACACCAATATTATTAGCAGGGTCTGATGTACCAGATAAAATCTTATTAGGAGCTTCTTTTAAAGATGTTGATATTTGTTGTCCTTCTTCTAATAACGCCTGTATTGTCTGTAAACGCTGATTGATATCTTCATCTGTCACATTAACTTCTCGATAAAATGTGCTAGGATACAAATTTGCTAAATCTGTTAATGATAATCCTTGATTTAAATTGGTTTGTGATAATTGACCTAATCCATTGAATCGTTGTGAATCTCCACATACTTGAGATAACAATTGATCTGCTAAATTTCCTACGGCAGATACTTTAGTTAAAACCGGCGAAAATAATTCAATTTGCGTAGACAATGTTTCAAGAAAATTAGAAATACGATCTATTGCTTCAGCCGCAGCTGATATAGTTTGAGAAATACCTGCAGGTGGCCCGGTTAGTATCGCTAATGCCGCAGTCGATGCAGCTTGAGCGGATGTCGACACTATTTTTAATATATCCACGGTAGTTGGAACAAATGATAATATTGGGTCAACTGTAGCAATAACCCCGTTTAAACGTTCTAATAAGCTGCGTATTTGTTGAATTTGAGGGTCATTACATGAAATATTAGGAGAAACGCTTAGCAATTTATTTTGCAATTCTGCTGTTGTATTAATTAGTTTGGATTGTGCGTCTGACAATAGAGGAGATACCTGTTGTTGCAGCTGCGGTATTATGTTAGGTAATTGATTAAATGGAAAAACCGTTGCCATTATTTTTATTAATAAATATTAGGCGATAAAAAATGTATCTAGAAATGTATCAAATGTTACATTTTTATTGCCTTTATATTTATCTTGTAATATATTTGTATTTTCTGCTTGAGTGTATAGTTTCCATAACAGTGGTACTAGTTGAGGGCTTAAAAGTAAACGATCTCCTTTTTTTGTGCCAGCAGATAGAATTTTAATAAGTTCACCGATTATTTCTATTATTGCCGTGCTGTGCAATACGGGTTCTTTGTCTTGATTAGTCCCCATTGAAATAACCGGGGCATTTAATTCTATAGCTTTATTACTATCTAATGCAACTACATCGTCTTTAGATTTTAATATAATTTTATCTGCCGAACCAATTAGTGATGATCCATTAGTTTTACTTTTTCGTAAAGGATTATTAGTTGTGAAATTAGAAATATTCTGTGTGCTAGTTAGCCACAACGACGAATAATCAGAATCAATGTTTTCTACAACAAATTGTTTACCCGATCGATTGTTTTTAGTGTTAGACAGTATTATTATAGGATCAGGATTATTTGTATTGCCTGTCCATGTTGGAGTAACTGAATTTGAATTAGATTTAACTGTCGATCCTAATCGAATTGTATTTCCCCATCTACCCTGTAACATATGATCTCCAGGATACATTTGTGCCGACGAAATAGGTTTTGTTGATATGTTATCATCAGGCGTATTACTTTTATCTACTAAGCCCGGTAAAAAATTATTTTCGATATTACTATTCATTCCAATAACTGGAAAATAGTACCATTGTTCATTTGAAGTTCCAATCGGAGAATATCCTTTAAATAACAATACATGCTCTCCTTTTGCAGGGATTGTACACGCGTGTAAATTATAAGGTTTAGCAGCTACCGGATCGGATTCTAATGTTTTATCTGAATACAATAAAACTCGGATAGTATATAAATAATCTAAATTATTTTCTTCTGGTGTAGAAGTAATTATTTGATGCGTATTGCTAGTTTCAACAACTTCGCCAAGATAAAATTCAATCCCACTATACATTGTCTTTATCTTCCAGTTTCTGTTTTACTTGATCGACTTTTTGTTTCAGTTCACGATCTTCTTCTTCTATTTTTTTAATTTCTTCACTCAATTCATTTTCATATGTTTCTTGAGCAATTGCTAAAAGTTGTTGTTTTTCTTCGTCGGACATGAAACCATCCGCACCTGCAATAGTTTGTTTAGTCGAAATATACCGTTGAACTATTGCAGCAAGTTTAATTAAATGATCATCATTTTTTACTGCTACATCCATATACTCTTTAATAAGCGGAACAATGATTGTAGCATCAGATGCATTTTTTATAAGAGGCTGTAACTGAGAGATTAGCTGAGCTATCTGACGATCTTTTTTCTTAGAATTATGATAGACGTCAGACATAATATCCGAAAAAGTAGTTGATTTGAATATAATATCATCCTTGTCCATAAAAACCTTTATTAATAAATATTAAAAAGGCAATTTCATGAATTCTGTTTCTTTGTATTCTTCAAATTTTTCTTCGTATATATTTTTAAGGACTTTCATAACACGAGTTAAATTGTTAGTTTGAGATGGATCTAAACCAGCTCTTTCTCGTATTAAAATATACAATGCTTTTTTGTTATAATCTTCGATATTGATTCGATTTTCGAAAAAATGCAGTATACAATCTGCAACATGAATGTCAGTGGTATTAGAAAATAAATAGTTTAAATTGAGATAACAGTATTCGATATACTCATCCATAAAGTATTTGATATTCTCTTGCATTTCATCATTGTGCAATTCAGACATCACATTTCGATCTTCATCCAAATTGATTTCATCGGTTTTGCTTTTTAATTTTTTATAACCTTTTTGGTTTTCTGCAATTAAATAGTTCCACGATGTTCTAGTATAATAAGAATAAGCCTTACCCGATTCTGGATTAAATTTGTTTAGGCGTTCCGTGAGATATGTTACTAGATCGCTTTGTAAATCTAAAAACGTAGAATCAATATAATCTGGTTTCATTTTATTAATTAAATTTTCAGCCATTTTCATGAATGCTGGAAAAATGAATCGTCGATATATCTTTTCTCGTAAAACAGGACGATCGGTTTTATTGTATGCTACAATTGCTGCCTGTGTGATTGAAGTAAAATAATTATTACTCTTCTTCCGTTTCCTGCCCATCGAATTCTTCCTTTAAATCTTCTATAACTTGTTTTAATAATTGAAATGTTGTTCCAGCTTCATCATCTTTTTCAAATGCTCCTAATCTGTCAATGCGTTGCATTTCACGATGTGCCAATACAATTTTATCATACATGTATTGATTACTCATTTCAACAGTTTCATAAAAATCTTGAGTGTCAGCTAACAAGCCAGCTAATATATAAGCTCTATACAAGAAATAGATTAAGCCTGCAAGTGCGAATATAAATAATATAATAAATGTCAATAACATGTTTATCCTTCTTTAAATGTGCTAAAAATGTCGCGAATTGATTTACTAATTTCTGGATTATTTTCAGCTAGGTTTTTTAAGCCGTTGCTTTTAGATGTTTTTGTTTTAGAAACAACTGGCTTAGGAGAAGAACTCTTTTCATTTCTCCATTGTTCGAATTCAATCTGAGCTGCCATATGATCTGCATGGTGCAATATGATAGGTAAATTTGTTTTTAATTTTGCTTGAGCTGAACGAGCAACGAAATATGGCTTATTAGCTTCGTCATACATTCCATCATGAATTTTAATTGCTTGATATTCATTCCAAGACATTTTAACATCATATTCCTGTAACAACCAAATTGAAAGATCTGGTACCATTGTGAAAGGAATATTTTCATTTTGTTTATACATCTTGTTTTGGTTTTTACGATGCCAATCCGATGTTTCAACTTGATATACTTCGTTTCCTTCTCCCGGGAATCCTACTTTACCTAAATCATGATGCATTGCAGCAAACATTAATTCTTCTCTTGTATAGCCTGACATATCGGCACCAGTAGCTTTCCATGTATCATATAAAATACCAGCACATTTAATTACTCGAAGTACATGGTCGATATATCCTCCGGCAAATGCATTGTGAAAATGAGCCATCGAAGAAGCCGGCATTAATGCAATACGGTCTTCAAAATCTGCATACATGTTATGCAATTCTTTTGCTCTGGTAGGAAAGTGTTGGTCAATTAATAGGTTAAACTGTTCCCAGTTTGATTTGATTTTCTCAGCTTCTAACATAACTATTTTATTTTAAAATAAGAATTTATTTGCGAATTTCCAATTCTTCGCCTTCAACTAATTTATGAGTGCATTGCCAACATGTAACCGATACTACATCGTCATATGCCTTTTTCACTTCGTCGCCACAATATTTGCATGCAATAGTTTCTTTTGACTTTACTCGTTTTTTCATTGTATTTCTGATCTTAATATAATTCGTTTTGGTTTTTCTTTTGTATCTGATTTTTGACTAGGCGTATCGTTCATGAATTCTTTGTATACTGATCGAACATCATCTGGATCTGTTTGCTTTGAATCTATGTCGTCTGCAGTTTCTTTGATTTGCCGATTCTGCTCTGCTTCCAATTCAGTTTGTGCATCAACAATTACTGGAAGAGGATCTTCAGTTAAATCAGCATTAGGCTCAGGGTCTGGCGTTGGGGCTTTAACCCGCTTGGCTTTACTCTCCGTCTGATCACCTTTGCCTAATGCTTTATTAGCTGATATCAGCAATATCACAGCTAATGGGTCAAATACAAATATAAACAATAAAATAAACCAATTAACTACTTGATCTGTTTCTTGGCTGGTAATAGAAGCCACATATTTCAAAGGACCTATTTCAGCTGCCACGTCTGATTCGGTTTGTAAAGTTAATATTTTAGTATCAATAACAGTAACAGAATCCGTTAATGACAATTCTCTGTCAGAAAGTAAATCTCTTCTTTCTACTGTTTGATCCAACTGAGCTTGCAATGCTTTACGGGTTGCTGAAGAAGTAGTGGTTATTAAATTGCCTTCTCTGTCTCGATACTGAATAACATTGTTTGCTAGCCCGGAAGTTAATTCTGTTATATTCTGGTTCAATGATTCTCGTTCGGTTTGAACTGCAGTTAGTTGTTCTTGAAATCGGGTTCTTTTTAAATCTAATACATTGACCTCTTGTTCTACATTTTGAAGTTTATATGCCGTTTCTTGATAAGCCGAAACAAGGAATCCGTATATACCGATGGATGTAATTACCATTAACACTAACAATGCCGAAGTCAAATATACTCGCATTAAAACGGTTATCGATTTCCAATATCTATGCAAGTAAGATGCCGTGATTAATTTTGACGCCTCTAATATTGACGCCATAATAATCACGGCAGTTGCTTGAGCAGAAAATAGTTTACTTAATCCGAATACACTGTAATACGCTGCGGTACCTGCCAGTGCTAATGAAGCCAATAACACGGTATATGGAAATATTCGCTTCATGGATTATCAATTATTTTGTTTTGAATTGTAACAACAATTCTCGAACTGCTACTCCAAATGCAATACCTGCATAAAGAGGTGCAGATTTAACTAGAAGAGCTACTCCTACTAATCCGGCTAACGCAGAACGAAACCATGGTGCATTAATTACTTTTAACATTGTTTTCCTTTCTTATTCTCTGTCGACATAATATTTAGCATCTTCAATCTTTTTTAGAGCTTTTGCTAAATTTGTTAGTGTTGACTGTTTGTCAATTTTTCCTTCTTGAAGCATTCTACCAACATTTTTAACAATGTCATATGCTTCTTCTAAATTGTCTGTAACCGCTGATTTGTAACGATAATGTGCCATTTATAAACCTTTTTATTATTTAATATAAATATTATCCTTGCAGAATTCCGGTCATCATTTTGCCTGACCATTGATCATAACCAACATTCTGAATAGCTAATTCTTTGGCCTTTGCCTCAACCACACAATCTAGATCTGCTACACCATATGTATCAGGAAGCTGCTTGATATAATCGGAATGAGCTTGCTCTTTGATCTTGCTGAAAGCCTTGTATTCTTTCTGAAAGGTAGGCCATTTGTCTAGATCCTCCATTGCAATATTATGCTTATCACAGATACCTTCGATGAGTCGTTGATATTCTTGTCTGCGTGACTCAGAATAATGAGTGCACTGAGTAACACCGTAACGCTCCCATGTTTCGCGAGCCATAAAGAAAGCTTCTTGCTCGGATAAGTCACCGGTATTGAAAGTGTGATGCCAATAGTCAAACGTGATAGGAATACCAATTTCACTGTGTACCATCTCATACAATTCACGCACAGAATACAAAGATGCTTTGTCGTCATTCTCGATAACTAAACGTTGCTTGAGTGAATCAGACAAACGATGCCAATTCTTGATCCAACGCTGAATAGTAGTGGGCTTATCGCCATATGCAGAACCAATATGAATATTGATCTTGTTTTCGAAGCTCGGGGCATAACCCATAAGATCAAACATCTCAGAATGTCGTTCTAAACCAATGATACTATTCTCAACCACTTCGTCACGGGGAGAACCTAGTATGTGGAATGGTCCAGGATGTGTAGTTAGTCGATGTCCATGCGCCCTAGCAAAATCACCTGCGGCACGGAGATGCTGAGTGATTTCTTCGATATCGGGGAGATCTTTGAGTTCATAATGATTCCAGCGAGGGAATATTTCTGAGCCGATACGGAAAAGGCGAATACCTTGCTGTTCGTTCCATTTAAGTATAGTTAATAAGTCTCGTGCATTCTTTAAAGATATCTCAGAAGCTAACAGCATACCACCTTGACGAAATTTTCGTTCTATCATTGTGCGGCCGGTGCGGATATCTTGCTTGCCTAGAGTCATATTGATACAGGCATAACCAAATCTAATCATAGTATTTATTTTTCTTTAATATAAGAAATATTTTGCAGAAATCCAAATAACTAGTTTTTTTATAAACTCAATATTTATATAAAAGAAAACGAATAAGGATATTATGAAAAATATTTTAGCAGAAAACATGTTGAGATTCGGACCGAAGAATTTAAACGAGTCTTCTAGAAGTAAATTAGAGCAACTAGCAGAACAGCAATCAGCTGGAAGCAATGTCGGTATAACAAATATAACTATTAGTCAAGGATTTAAAGATGCAGGTCCTGTGGCACGGACCTTAGTGGAGCAAGGCACGCAATACATATGGTTGTCTAAGCTAACTAAGGGTGGACCTGCGGACGAGCGCCCTCAGTATACAGCATTCGTGCCGAGTCAAGTAATAGTTTTAAAAACCACGAAAGGAGTTATGGTTCTTGGAAAGAAAGCAGGGAAGCTAACCAAACGCGGAAATCAATGGTCTGCATCAGGTGATGGTAATCTTTCATTAAGAAACGTTCTATATAACCCAGGCGATCCTAATTCAGGTGTTGGTCCTGCAATCCAAGAAGCAGACGGAACACCGCAAATAAAAGATATCAAATCTAATGTCGATCCAAGTTGGATAGGTACACAAATAATGAAATCTCTTGCTGGAACTACAGATTTATCTCTCTATAAAGAAGACAGACTAGAAGAATTGGCTGAAAATGCAGCAAACGTTGCAGCAATTGCACAGAAGGCAGGAATATTAGGTGGTCCAGTTAATAATCAAACAATGATTACTTATGCAAAAAGAAGATAATTCTAATACAATAGAGAAGCCGCTAATAGCGGCTTTTCTATGACATAATATTGGTTATTCATAATCAAATTTTTTCCAAATATCATTATGATCTAAACTTGTATCACTAAAATATCGGATATTACTATACGCTGTTCCATCAAAGGTTTGATCCCATACTATAGAAATTATACGTACAGCCTTTCCATTAGACTTATTAATTATTGCAAATTGTTCAGTGTGATCATAATTATAATATTCAAAGGAATATAAATCTTCTGGATAATCATTAGGTTCTAGATAAATCAGTAACCATCGATCGAATGACATTTTTTCTGTGGCTCCACTATTACCTGTAACATACAAACCCGAAACGTTATAGCTCATATACAAATATGGAGCAGTCAAATCCGGATCAGAAAAAATGTATTGTAAAAGACCTCTCAGGCCTGAGTCGTCATCACCTTCTTTATAAGTAGGTTTCAGCGCTTCTGCTTGAGCAACATCTTCAAGTAAACTGTCAAGTCGCTCCATAGCATAGACCATAGCAGCCGAGTCTGATTCGAAATAATTAGTGTCCGATTGTGCATTTATAAAACCTGTCAAGGTCAATGCGATTGCTAAAACTACTTTTTTCATAACTTTCTTTTTCTTAAATATAATAAATAATATTCAAGAATCCAAATAATTATTTAGAAAATTTAACGGAAGCATAAACAGTCAACCAAGCAAAACCAATGATCCATGCTTTACGCTTTTTGACTCGTTGATACCGAATCGATACATGAGGTAACAGATACCATAATTTATAATCTTTGCGATTAGCTGTGTTTGGATTAAATGTGAATTTCATTGTTTAATTGATTTATATTGCCGACTCCACTTACGAGTCCTCACCTAGTTGTTCCATTACCTCAATAGCAATATCTGTGTCTAGTTGGCAAATAATATTTGAAATATAACCTAAAAGAACATCCCAGTTTTGAATATCTAGTTCTAGTTGTATTCCTTGTATCTCTGATATAATGGTATTTACTTTATCTTGTCTTTCTTTGTCTAGTTTACTCATCTTTGTTTTGGTTTAAATTTTCTCTATTTCTTGTTTTACTTCTTGCCAATATTCAATCCTTATTTCATATTTAGAGTAATATCTAAATGCGAAGAAAGGCTTTGAATCTTTAATGTCTTTTATTATCTCATCGACTGCTATAATGGCACAATGTTTGGCTTTTCCATGTGCTTTTGTTATATCAGCTACAGTAGTATCAAAGAACTTGTCATACAGTTCATTTGCTTTTTCTTTTGGTGGCATCTTTGTTTTGATTTTTCTTAAATATAAAAAATAATATTCAAGAATCCAAATAATATTATTTTTTAGTAAAGCCTTTTAAAAAGTCTTTCTGTCGTTGTATCGCTTCGTCTAATTCAGAATCGTTACGGGTGGCTGATTTTCTTGTTCGAGTTTTACGAGTTGATGTAGAGCTAGACTGCTCATTAGTCTTTCTGCTAGAAGTTCTGGCTCTTGTTGATTTTGCTGATGTTTTTGAACCAGTTGCAGATACATTTGTTCTAGATACTGTGTTTTTAGTTGCTGTGCGTATTGAATTCCCATCGGAGTCTTTAACCACTCTTGTATTGCTTGTTGACGCTTTTCTGGAGATAACTTCTTGAGATTCTGCACTGTCGTGTTGGACCAATCCGGCGGTGTGGTGTTTGGTAATGTGTTCTTTGATTTTAATGCCACACGGATACGTTGTATCATTCGCGCGAACATAATATGCAACTTCTTCATGAGATTTTTTTATGTTTATTACGAAACCGTATTTTTTTGTTCCTAACCATGTTATACAAACTGCATCACCCACTTTGTATTGTGGTTTATTAAACATGTTTTGTATGTATTTAGGAACGGCTTTTGCTTTCTTAGCCATATTAATTAGTTTAAGCACATCAAGTTAACGATGCCTATAATTTTATATACACGAAGGTATTTTGTAACTTTGCTTTTGCGAAACATTGTTTCAACTCCTTGGTCTCTTCGAAGAACATATCCAGACTCAAAAAGATTTTTAACTATAACCCTCAAACTTTTCAAACTGTTTGATTCGATTAAAATATGTTCGTCATCGATCATCACATCAACCCGATCTGGATCATCTGATTCTTCGTGTTCATTGAAACTAAGTTGTGATCCAGATCTGGGAAGATTATCTATATCTTCTTCTGTGTATGACTCAGCAAGATCCGTGAAAAATTGAGTTAAGTTCAAATCTTTGTTTGATTCAATATCAAATTTTTCCAGAAGATATTTAAATTTTTCGATTGGAGTTAAATCTACAATATACGAGTACTCTGCAGGAGAAACATAAATTTTATTTATTGGATTTTCCATATGATTTAACCTTGTATATTTCAATATTGTATAATTGTCTAACAAGTTCTTCATCTAATTGTTTCATAACACTTAAATTAATCCAAACCTCAGAAATATCATTAGCCTGGATTAATCCTTGTGTTTCTTTAGCAGAATCTTGTTTTGAATAATATCTAAAAGTTTTATTCATTACATATATAAATATTGTTATACGCCTAATTCATACTTTCGCTGAACGGTGATTTTGGCATCAACAATAGTTTCATACAACCTCGTAATTTCATGTTGACGAAGTTGAAATGACATTCCCTTAATATCCACAGGATATTTAACTTCTCGGTCTTTTTCTGAGTATACTGTGTTTAAAAGATTGTTTAATTTAGTTTCTAGTTTAAATAGATCTTTGTATTCAATTTTTATTTTGCTGCCAGCTATTAGCAATGTTCCGACAATCGTTTCCATTGGTCGTTTTTTGAAAATGTCTAAATTCATTGGTTTCACAATGAAATCAAGATCCGCCCAGATGTTTCCATATCGATCTCGTAATTTATCTGGAACTGCAAATGATAGATTAATACTATTCATATTTTTTATTTTAAGTGCTTGTTACACGAGTTTAGTTTTATTATTATACAATTTAAATCAAATTAATATACTAGTTGTATATGTGCTATTATGATCTAGTATGTGGAATTAAATCTTCTTCTAGTAACTGATTATAATCAAATGTAGGAGTAATTGTCCCAGAATCGCATAACTGCTTGGTCAATGTGCGATTAATATAAACTTTATTATTGGAAGAAGAGTTTAACGCTGAAATTGCACTTCTAGATTCCAACAACACATCATACATGGTTTTCTTTTTTACTTTAAATGCGTTAACGATAACTCCAACTTGATGTTTGTCTTCCGTAGTAACTATAACTGCTTGTCCTTCTCTGTATCTGCTTGTCATTAGTCAAGAATTTTAACAATTTTACTTGCAGTTACCGCTTTAACCTCAAAGTCAAAGTTTTTATAACCATGAAAATCTTTAACTACTTTAGCTTCTGCCTCTGTTACAGACATTGCTTCAACAAGATACATTTCTGTTACTCGTTTTTCTTTGACACCTTTAGGAGTGTCAATCTCCTGTGTTAATTGTACTTTTGCTGTGTAATACATTGTGTTTAATTTAAAAATTTATACATATATTATAGCAAAATATTATATAAATACAAAATTATTTTTTAAGAATGTTTCGAAGTTTGTTTTGATTTTTATAGTAAACATAGCTTCTAAGAATTTGATGTGGTGTTAATCCAAAGTTATATGCTAGATTGTCCATTAGGTCTGCTACTAGATGTTCTTTTTCAGTGTCTGTCTTGAGACGAATAGACATTAATTCAAATATTTTTTCTAGATAATATATATAACCCGATGGAAGTCGTTTTAATACTCGACTTTTACTGGAATATACTTTCGACTTTCTTTTTTTATCTGAAATTATTTGTTTCAATGTTTTAGCAGTTTGTTCAAGTATGCTTTCATACCGATAAATATTCAATTGTTGATTTTCCATTATCAACTCACCGTCTTTCCGAAAACTTTCTTCTGGACCTGTTGCTGGTATTTCTTCTTCCGGAGCTTCTTCTGGAGTTTCTGGTGGCATTTCTCCTTCGGCTCCCGGAGCTTCTCCCGCTTCGCCTGGTATTTCAGGTATTTCTCCGCCTTCTTCTCCACCAATTGGGGGCGCTTCTAAATCAGCAGTAGTCATACCGCCTCCTCCGCCTCCACCTCCGCTACTAGGTGCCGGAGCTGCGCCATCTGCAGGAGCTTCAGCTGCTCCATCTTGTTGTGCAAAACCAGCTACGTCTGAAAGCGGTATGTCTAATTGAACTGTGTATTGTGGATTACGAAGAGTACCATAATTAACGATACTGATAATACCAGTTTTTAATAGCTGATTAAATACATCTGGTGTTAATTCTAATGCGGTACCAGATCGTAGAACAAACTCTTCAATTCCTTCTGGAGATTTAGAATATAGTATGCCTAGGCTCGTGCTACCTTTTTGAGCAAACTTACCGAGAAACTTTTGTTGTTCGGGTGTAAATACAGTTGCGTCCGCATTTTCTTCTTCTGCTAAAATTTCATTTAATACTTGCTCAAAAAGATGTTTCATTGTTTAGCCTTTGATTCATTTAAACAAGCAGTACGGTATTTACTTGCAAGTTTTTTAATTTCATTAATAGCTTTGCGAGCTCTAACACCCGCAGCTTTTACACCTTTGTCTTGGAACCGTTTATTATTGGTTTCAAATGAATCCCATAATTCTTTTAATTGTTCGTAAATTTCTTTCGATGTCATACTAAAACTTCTGTTTATTTTAATATAAATATACGAGAGAATTATTTAGGCAGCTTGTAAACGTTCTAGTAACGATTCAATCGATTCATTTTCTACTAACCAACCATTACCGCGATGCATTTTAATATATACTGCAGTTGGTGTCGGTTCAATATACTCAATTAATCGCACATTGATAAAAATCTTTTTAAGCTCAGATCCTATCTTTACTGTTATTGGTCTAAATGTTCGTTTCAT